ACAGAACATCATTAACGCTGGCGGATCGGGTTCTGATAACTCATCTGTATGGTTGGTTTGCTGGGGCGCTAACAGCGTTTGCGGTATCTTCCCTAAAGGTTCTAAGGCTGGTTTGCAGCATGAGGATCATGGTGAGGTTACTATCCAGGACGCCACTCAAATCGGTACAAGCCGCTTGAGAGTTTACCAGGATCAGTGGCAGTGGAAGTGCGGTATCGCGCTGAAGGATTGGAGATATGCGGTTCGTATTGCGAACATTGATATTTCTGATACTGTTGCAAACTCTGGCTCACAGGCTAACCTGATCAATAACATGATCCAGGCTATCTATCGTTTGCCGAACCTAAACATGGGTCGTTGCGCGTTCTATACGAACAGAACAGTTATGCAGCAGCTTGATATCCAACGACGCGATGACGTTGCTGCCGCTGGCATGACGTACAAAGATGTTGACGGGAAAATGGTTCCAACGTTCAGAGATATTCCGATCCGTAAAATGGACTCACTACTTGAGACCGAAGCGACTGTTTCATAAACTAACTTAAAAGGAGATTTGAAAATGTATATTGATGCTCAATTATTATTCTCAGATGCTCAGGCGCTTACGGCGACTGCAGCCTCTACGAATGTTATCGACCTTGGTGTTGATGGAAATGTTGGAATCGGTGAGCCTATGGGCGTGCTGGTTGTTTTAGATGTTGCAGCTGATGGCACTACAGGGAATGAGACCTATAGCGTATCGGTTCAGACTGACGATAACTCAGGATTTTCATCCGCAACTGAGCTTGGCACAATCGCCATCACTCGCGGTGACGCCGCAGGAACCAAGGGAGTGTTTATCATTCCTAAGACCACTGCTGCCGAACGTTACCTTCGTTTAAACTATACCCTCGGTGGTACTACGCCTACAGTTTCCGTAACTGCTATGCTTATTCCTGTTGATGGTATTTCTCAGACTGTTGATTACGGTTCTGGCTTCACAGTTAGCTAAGGGGGATTAGATGAAAGTACGAGCTACTCGATTAGGTTACTATAACCTTCGCAGAAGAAAAGTCGGCGCCGAATTCCATATCAAAGAGATGAAAGATTTCTCTAAGAAATGGATGTTCGCCGTTGATAAAGAAGAAATGAACGAAGAAGATGCTGTCGATCCTGCGCGTGAGCAAAAGGTCGATAAGTCTATGAACGTTGATGTTCTTCATGATTACTGTAAAGAGCATGGTTTGGTTGGCTATAGCCAGTTGAACAAGAAAGATCTGATCCATGCGATCAATAAGGATCTTTTGGAAGTAGAAGAAGAAGTAGAGGATAGCGGCGACGTTATCTGATTTTCAAGGGGGGGCCTTATGGTCCCCTTACTTTAAGGAAAAACATGGCTTCGAAAACCGAAATTTGTAACATGGCATTGTCTAACTTAGGTGTTGGAAAAGAAATAGCGAACCTGGACACTGAGCAATCTGCTGAGGCGTCTGCGTGCCGTCGCTATTACGACCAAGCTAGGGATGCTACACTTAGAGATTTCGCATGGCCCTTTGCACAGAAGCGGCGGGCGCTCTCTTTAATAGAGATGTTCACTGTGGCGACTGCAGAGTGGACCTACTCTTATAGATATCCATTTGACTGCGTTCGGATTCATAGGATCATGAGTGGAATTAGAAACGACACTCGCCAGTCTAGGGTTTCTTATGAAATCCTTAAGGATGACGCCGCTAGAATTTTATACACTGATGAAGCTGACGCAATGATTGAGTACACTGAGCGAGTGGAAGATCCTTCTTTCTACCCGGCTGACTTTGAGATTGCATTTTCTTTTAGGCTGTCGGCCTTGGTTGCTCCAAGGCTTTCCAAGGGAGATCCCTTTGGTCTGCGAGCATCGGCTATGAATACATATATGGAAGAAATAAGCCGCGCAAAAGCAGCTTCTGCAAACGAGGTTCAACGTGATGAGCTACCGATTTCTGAATTTGAAAGGTCTAGGGATTAATATGATAAGCATGAAGATTAGTGAAGAAGAAAAAAAAGAGATGGTTAGTCTACAGTCTGTGCTTGATCGCCCGGCTTATCCTTATGGGCTTGAGCTGCACATTGATGAGAAAACGTTTGAGAAGCTGGGAATGACTGAGCCGCCCGAGGCGGGCTCTACGTTTATGGTCTTAGCTAAGGCCACGGTTCAGGACGTCCATCACAGTAAGCACGCTGACGATAAGCCACACATCCATTTTCGTTTACAGATTGAGGAGCTTGATCTTAAGCCAGCGAAAGAAGAAGAAAAGAAAAGCACAGAATCTGTACTATACGGGGAATAAATGTCTACTATTATTCAAAGAAGTTTTGCCAGTGGAGAGATCGCCCCGGCGCTATACGCGAGAGTGGACTTCTTTAAGTATCAGTCTGGCCTAAGAACCTGCAGAAACTTTTTTATTATGAGACATGGCGGCGCTACGAATCGCCCAGGGACGAAATTTGTTGGTGAGGCAAGAGAGTTCGAAAAGATTACGCGACTGATTCCTTTTGTTTTTAATGATGATCAGACTTTTGTTCTTGAGTTCGGCGATCTTTATGTCAGGTTTATTCAAAACGGTTCTTATGTAAGAGAAGCGGCGACAACAATCACGGGGATAACTGCGGCGAATCCTGCTGTTGTGACCACATCTGGCTCGCATGGATATTCTGCGGGCGACACTGTTTATATAAACAATGTTCTTGGAATGCTGGAAGCGAACAACAGGACTTTTAAAGTAGGGTCTGTGACGGCTACGACTTTTCAACTTCTTTCTATTCCAGGAACTAACGTTGATTCGTCTGGATATACAGCTTACGTTTCTGGCGGCACTGCTGAGCGAGACTATAAGTTAACGACTCCTTATAGCTTAACCGCTTTGAGTGGGATGAGATTTGCGCAGTCGGCTGACGTTGTGACCATAGTGACAGATCAGCAAAGACCTAGACAGCTATCCAGGGTTGGGGCTTTGAATTGGACTCTCACGGTGATAGCGACGGCGCCGGCTATAGTGGCGCCAACAATCTCATCGGCTTCTGCTGGATCTGGTTCGGCTGCCTTTAGTTACACAGTGACTTCCGTTGCTGAGGAGAACTATGAGGAGTCTCTGCCAGCTACGCCAGTGACTGGAACCACGGGTCCAGGGACTGTTGGTGCGCCAATTGCAATTAGCTTTGGAACGGTGACAGGGGCTCAGGAATACAATGTTTATAGGCTTGAGAATGGTATCAATTCCTTGATCGGAGTTTCTGGCGGCACTGTGTTTAGAGATGTTGGTCAGGATTCAGATGGCTCAAAGACGCCGCCAATTTCTAGGGACTTGTTTACGGTTGGAGGGGAGTACCCAACGGCTGTGGCTTATTTTCAGCAAAGAGTTCTGTTCGCAAATACGACTGATGAGCCTGAGAAGGTTTGGGCATCTCGTATTGGTTTGTTCAAAAACTTTTCTATCAGCTCTCCACTTCAAGATGACGATGCTATCACGTTTACGCTTGCCGGAAAGCAAGTGAATCAGATCAAGCATATGATAGATATTGGAAAGCTGGTGCTTTTTACTTCAGCAGGAGAGTGGACTTTAGAGGGTTCAAGCGGTGGCCCGTTGACGCCTTCAAATATTAGTCTCAAGCAACAATCTTATAATGGTTCTAGTGACCTGACTCCAATCATCATTGGTAATTCTTCTCTCTATGTTCAAGCTCGAGGCTCTATCGTAAGGGATTTGGGTTTTGATTTCGCAGTAGACGGGTACAAGGGAAATGATCTCACTATATTTTCAGCGCATCTTTTTGACGATTACACCCTGGTAGACTGGAGCTATCAGCAGGTTCCGCATTCAGTATTGTGGTGTGTTCGCAGCGACGGGGTTCTTTTGGCTCTTACATACGTCAGGGAGCAATCACTTTTGGCATGGTCCAGGCATGACTTTTCTGGGGGCTTTGTTGAAAACGTGTGTGTGGTTCCTGAAGGAAATGAAGATATTTTATATGTCACGGTAAAGAGAACGGTTGATGGCGTCGAGGGTAGGTATGTTGAGAGGATGAACACTCGAAACATTATTGAAGTGGAAGATACCACGTTCCTGGATTCTTACTTAACTTATGATGGCAGGAATACGAGTGCCACAACTATGACTTTAACTGGTGGTACAGACTGGCTTTACACAGAGACTCTGACTCTGACGGCGAGTGTTGCCACTTTCGCGGCGACTGACGTAGGAAACGCTATTCATTTGACAGACTCGGCGGGAGATATAATCCGAGCGACAATCACTGGTTACACAAGCACAACAGTCGTTAGTGTTCAGCCGAATAAGACTGTGCCGGTTTCTCTTAGAGGGGTAGCGGTGACTTTGTGGCGTCGTGCCGTCGATCAATTGGTTGGCTTGTGGCATCTTGAGGGCGAGCAGGTAAGTGTATTCGCAGACGGGTTTGTTGTAGCGAATCCTAATAATGATGCCTATGACGTGGTCACTGTTGAAAATGGTTCTATAACTCTAGATAAGGCTTACGGATTGATTCATGTGGGTCTGCCGATCATAGCTGATATTGAAACTCTGAATATTGATTCAGTTCAGTCAGAAACCCTGGCTGATAAGTACAAAGCCACCAAGAACGTGACTCTATTTGTTGAGGAGTCTAGGGGCTTATTTGTAGGGGCCAGGCCGCCGTCTAACGACACTGTTGATCCGCTTGAAGGTTTGACTGAGCTTAAGATAAGAAACGATGAGGGATATGATGAGCCGGTCAGAATGAAGACTGGCACGATTGATGTGAACATTCGGCCAGAGTGGAATAGCAATGGGCGAGTATTCTTGAGGCAAGTTGATCCGATACCCATATCAGTCTTGGCTATTGCGCCAGCTGGTGAGTATCCTTTTAAAAACTAGGGGGCGCTGCAGTGGAAGATAATAGAAAAAAAGCTAGGGCGATTAATTTTGCGTCAAGCATGGTTTCTGAGATTGGCGGCCTTGCCGCAAGCTATGCTCAGGCCCAGGCCATCCAGGGTCAAGCTGGGCACTCGATGACATTAGCTAAGATCAATAGTCGTTTTGCGTCTATGGAGTCGAGAGACATTCTCAAGAACGCGGACAAGCGGGCTCAGGATAATGACAAGAATATTAATAGAATGATAGGCGCCCAGAAAGCATCTTTTGCCGGGGGTAATATCCTGGTGGGTGATGGGACGTCGGCTCAGATCGAGAACCAGACTCGAGAAATTGGGTTTGAAGAAAAGCGAAACATAAAGAACAATGCTTGGAAACAAGCTTTTGGAGTTCGAACGCAGGCGCAGGCTGGAATGTTAGCCGCTGAGAGCGCTCAGAGAGAAGCTGACTTCAGAGCCCGGAACACCTTAATCGCTGGCGGGCTTAGTGCGGCGGGCGGTATAGCTGGTGGTATCAGTAGCTTTCAGGGCGGGGGATTTGACCCTGGTGATTATGGTAAGGGGAGTAAATAGTGCCTAAGGTTCCAACACTTGAGTCATCGAGAATACAGGAGCGCGGTTTACAGATTGGCCGCATCAATGGACCGGCGCCATCTTTTGG